AAGAAAAAGGAGAAAGAGCAACGTATCAAAACACGATACAGACCTGTGCTAAAACCTATGCCGATTTTATTTCTCAGTTAACCGGAGTAGAGAGTGAAGGAAAGTATTTCGTAATTGAATACGACCATTTGCCTATCATGAAAGAGAATGAACTTGAAGAAGCAAACGAAGATAAGGTAGAGGGTGAAACAAGTGCAATGTTCGTAGATACTTTAATTAAATTAAACTTGGCAGTAGCTAATAAATCAATCAGCAGAGAATCGGCTATAATCATTCTTGTAAATGAATATGAGTATGAGGAAGTAGTAGCTAAAAATCTTATTATAAATCCAATAGCATAATGAAAAAAACAGACCACTATTCGGTAAAATCAACAGAGTTTGGTGCATCTATCAAAGACGTAGACACAACCGGGCGAATCGTTACGGGGTTCTATAACGCGTATAACTTCTTAGATTCATCAAACGATGTGTTGTTGATGGGTTGTGCAAAGAAGTCAATCAAAGAACGTGGGCCATTATCGGATGCAACTGCTAAGATTAAGCATTGCCTTAACCATGAGTTGGATGTTACTAAGATGCCGGGTAAGATTATCACTCTTGAAGAAAGAGAGATTGATGGCATAACCGGGATTTACTTTGAAACAAGAATGTCAAACACTACATTGGGTAATGACACTCTAAAGAACTACCTTGAAGGTGTTTACGATAATCACTCAATCGGTTTCCGTTATGTGAACGTGAATATTATAGAGAGAGAGTCAACAAAGGCATGGGATGGTATTGTATCTCTATTAATGAATCCTAAACAAGCGGAAGGAATCAACACGATGTACGCGATTAAAGAGATTCAATTATACGAAGGTAGCACGGTTGCGTTTGGTTGCAACTCGCTTACTCCATACTTGGGTGTGAAGTCAGGCAATCCGGACAGTTATAAGATGGCATTAATGAGCCGTATAAATACATTTGAACAAACATTAAAGAGTGGGACACAATCAGATGACATGATGGAATTAATTAGCTTACAATCGTTACAGCTAAAACAAATGATGTCTGAATTATGTGATTTAATCCCGGCTAAAGAGATTAAGAAGGATTTAGGATATGACGCACTAAAAGAAATTAATAAATTTTCTTTGAAATAATTTGCGTTCGTATTAAAATTATCTTTATCTTTGTAAAAAATATTCTTACTGCTTTCTGAAAGTCCACTCTTATGAGCCGGATTTATTGGTAAAAGATAGAATGAAAAACATAAATTGTTAATCATTAAAAATCTATACCAATGAATGAATTAGAAGTAAAAGCCTTGTTAGACAAGGTAAAAGCAGAAGCAACCGCTTCAATTGAATCAAACGAAAAATTAAAATTAGTTGACGGCTTAAAATCTGAAATCGCTAACCTTGTTAGTAAAGCAGATATTGATGCTCTTGTAGCTAAATTTGCCGGTAAAGAAGAAACCGCTGATTTGTTAAAGAAATTAGAAGATGTTTCTTTCCGCCTAAAAGAAATTGCTGAGAAAGCCGGAGAACCTGCAAAAGGTTTAGACCTTAAATCTCAAATCAAAGCATGGGTTACTAAGAACGAACAAGCAATTAAGAATATCCGTGCCGGACAAAAAGCTGATTTAACTCCTTTGGATGTTAAGTTAAATAGTCCAATGACACCTGCAAACACTTATAACTCATCTGCGTATTTGCCAGTTCCTGAGTTCGCTCCGGGAGCAGTTGACATTGTACGTGTTGAGCCAACGTTTTGGGATTACATTAAAAAAGGTCGTACAGGTTCAGCCGCTTATGTTTGGGTAAACAAAAAGAATCCGGAAGGAGCTGCTGCATTTATCGGACCAGGTGTTGCTAAACCCGGAGTATCTTTTGAAATCGCTACCGAAATTTCTAACGCGAAGAAAGTTGCCGCTTCTGAAAAGTGTGCTACTGAATTGTTAGAAGATATTGAAGGAATGACTTCATGGATTCAACAAGAGATTGAGTACCAATTGAAATACAAGGTTAACACCACTTTAATGACAGGTGTTGCATCTTCAACTGTTCCTGCAGGTATTCAAACAATCTCAGTTCCTTATACATTAACAACTGTAGAAACGACAGACCCTAACCGTTGGGATGCTATCAGAGCGTGTGTTGCTCAGTTAAGAAGCGGAAATTTACAAGGTACTGTTACAGCGTTTGTTAACCCGGTAGATTATGCTAACATGGTTTTAACCAAAGCGCAATCACAAGGTCAATTATTTATGCCTGCTGAAACAGGTGCAACAATTGTAGAAGATAACAATATCCCTGTAGGGTATGTTCAAGTAGCTTTACTTGACTACTACAAGGTATTAATCTACAAAGATTTCAGTTTATCTTTCGGTTGGGAAAATGACGATTTCACTAAAAACTTAATCACAGTTATAGGTGAAATGAGATTACACCAATTCTTTAGTGAAAACCACACAGGAGCGTTCATTTATGACACTTTTGATAATATCACTACAGCGATTACTGCAGTATAATAACTAAAAGTCCTCCCTTTAATTAGGGAGGCTTTACTTAAATTAATAACATTAAAAATAAAAAACACGATGAAAAAATTATTTATCTTTCTTACACTTGGTTTGTTGTTTTCTTTTACAGCAAAAGCACAAGTTGTTACAAACATGGTGAACGTTGATTACCAAACATTATACATTGACACGGTAACAAATACCGGAACAGGTGCATTGTTTATTACATTGACACAACCGTACAACAACCTTACTATTCAACCAAAGGTTACTAAAATCAGCGGTACAATGAATAGTAACTCAGCACCTAAATTACAAGGGTCTATTGATGGAACGAATTACTACGACATTGCAGGTGATACGTTACACATTACAAATACATCTTCTGCTATTGTTGATGATTGGGTTAAAACATCACAAGCGTATAAGTATTACAAGGTAACTTGGACAGGCACAGGAACGATGTCTGCTAAGTTGGAAGCAAAAGTATTCTTAGTGAAGTAATAAAATAACGCCCTGCCTTATGGGTGGGGCGTTCTAATACAATGAAAGATGGGTGCAATATCAGTAACAGCTTCGGATTTCGTAGGTCAATATCAATTGGCGCGAACAACAGCATCTGATGTTATCCTAAATTCATACATCACAAGAGAGTACACAAAGACATTATATAAATTATTGGGTAAAGAGTTAGCAGATTTATTAATCGCTTACAACGCTCTAACTCAAACAACAACAACAAGTGGTTTGTTAGTAGTAGGAGTATCTTATTACATAACGGACTTTAACACCGGGGATGATTTTACAAACGTTGGTGCATCTTCAAACGCTACAGGAGTTTACTTCGTAGCAACCGGAACAACGCCAACGACATGGACAAATTTAAGTTCTTTGAAGTCGAATATGGTAGAGAGATATGAGAATATCATAAACTCTTTCTACATAACAGACGATGTATATTTTTGGAATAACGTTGCGCATGAATCAACAGGTATAAAAGATTTGTTATTGATGTCTATTTACTACGCTTATGTGAGTGAAACACAATTAAAACAAACGCAAAGCGGTGTAAGTTTTAGTGATTCCGAAAACTCAGTTGTGCAATCCGGAGCGAACGCTTACAGGTTAGTAGAGCAGAAGTGGAATAACGCAGGGTTAACGACATGGTGGGCGATAAGATGGTATTGTTTAATTAAATACCCATCAACTTATCCGGAGTATGCAGGAATATGTGAGCGAACACGTTATAGCGGATTAATGTAATGGTTTACGCACAGGAATTAACCGACATATTAGATGATTTGATTTCTACTATGACATTTCCGGTTATAATCGGGAATGTAACGGTAAACGCAGATGATAGTATCACCTTAGAATGTGATAATATTTACCATGCACAGGCAGGTTTTGAGGTTGAGATTAATTCTTTGACATACGTTATAACTGAAATAGACCAAGCAAATGAGTCTATAACGGTAACAGGGACTGGAACGATAAGCAATGGAGATACTTTTGATATGTATTCACCGTTCTTTTTTCATGGGACACCGATTGCAACGAATACAGAATTAGTACAGGAGGCACAAGCCTTGAATAAAACCCCAATGTTTTGGCTTTGGGAAAACTTTGAAGAGGATTGGAAGGATGAAGAAAGTTCTTTAGAGAGGGAGGTGGAGATTGAATTGTTTGCGTTGACGCAGGCAAACTTTGAAGAGTGGATGACAAGTGATGCGTATGAGAATGCGATTAAACCAATGAAGCGGTTAATTGAATTATTTATACAGGCTTTAAAAGATTCATCACTATTTGAAACTGATTTTTTAACATACAGAACAGAGAATTATTCAAAGTTTGGGGTGTTTATTAGAAATAAAGGAGCAAGT